TGACCTGTAAAATTCTCAACAACGTTTTTTATTAAGTTAGTACTATTTAAACCACCAACAGCGGCCGTAAGAGCAGTGGCAATATTACCAACCCCTGCGGCAAATGGATTCTTAAAAGCACCACTTAATACATCATCAACAGACGTACTAATCTGTACTGATAATCCTGTTGGTGCAATCGATGATAGAATACCTTCAATTTCTGATGATGTCTTACCTAACACTTGTTTAAACGCTGAAGCAAGAGCTTCAGCAGTTCCCGCAGTTATAATTTCATCAAGAAGACCAGATGCAGCAGTAGATTCTACAATAGATCCCAACTTTGTTGCATCTGTTCCACTAATCGTTTGTATCAAATCACTTTTTACATTTGGGACGTTAGCTGTTACACGAGAAACAGCAGCAATTGCTGATGATGTTTCTCCTAAAGGATAATCAATATTTTGGACTAACGACTCGATACCACCTTTGATTTCACCAACGCCAAAACCAAGTTGAGTGTGTGACGCAGCTTTAAATTGATCAGTTAATGTAGTTGCAGCTGAATTTATCTCAGCAAAACTAAGTTGATTATTTACGTTTTTTAATTGGGAATTAAGTTCACTTACATTAACTGCCATTTATCATACCCCCACGCCGCTGCTAGCAAAGTTTTGATAAATATCTTGTGCATTTGAAATACGGTTATTTTGACCCTCTAGCATTTCAATTCCATCTGGTCCGTATTCACCAGTTTTATCAGGGCGTTCATAGTCACGCATAAACGCAAGTGTAGCATCTACAACATTTGTTGTTTTCTTAAACTTAGCTCCACCCAAGTACGGAACAGTCGCAAGTTCGTGGTCGACAAATGCCAACTGAACGTATAAGTCATCCCAATTTTTACCTTTTTCAGCAGCAAAGTTTACCAAGTCAGTTTGGCGGCCACCTGTTGCACTATAGTAATACCACTGTGCAATACCAATTGAGTTTTCACGAGTACCGTCGTCATTAATAACCTCAGATCGACTGCCTGGGTCCATTGTACTTTCAACTATAAAGTTACCAATCATCGCAGCGACTTGATCTTTGCTATAGTTGCCAGTGGACATAAAATAATCCCAAGCTATTTGGGTATTCTGCTTTTGATCAGAATTTAAATTGTATGTAACGCCAGGTGGAATACCGACTAGTGAATCGTTCATCGTTGGGTTGGTATTAGCATATGGTACACCAGATGATTGATACGGTATTCCAGTTCGCATTCCCGCTAACTGAGTAGCAGATGGTGTTTCCATTTTTGGAATTGATCCAAGTACCAAAGGTAATTGTGAGTTGGTTCCATCCATGAAAATACCAAACACTGTTGCACCTTGAACAAGCCCTGTTGATCTTCCAATCCCCGACACTCCACCTTCAGTTGCTGGAAGCATCACGCTTGCATACGGAAGATCTGCTAATGGTAGTTCGTCTCTAGGCCCGTGAATACCGTGAATACGAACCCTTACACGACCAAGCTGAGGCACATCACCACCAACTTGTTCAACGATACCAATGAACCACCGTGTAACGTCACCGTAGTATTGTGAATTAAACATACCAAACATTATACACCTCTCTGATATCTGCCGCCATCGGCGCCGCGATCAGATGTTAACTTTACTGCATCAACCATAATGTCGTGTTTACCAAGTGAAAACACATGGCGTACAGCATATATTAGATAGTCGCCAGATTTCTTTTTATCTTTTAAGTCTTCTATTGCAACACTTGCTTGATTTTGCAATGTCATGTCACTGTTGAAAATATTAACTTCCACCATCTTACCAATAGATCTATTTGTTCCAGTTAAGAAGTTAAAACCTGGAACTTTAAATTGTAGTGAATTTTTAAACAACAAATATCTCAGCGCAACGTTAGAAGCATTTAACATATATTTAGAAATTGCATCAGGACCTTCTTGATAGTAATTGAAGTAATCTGGATAAGAATTATTACTAATGATTTGATGAACGTGAGCCGAATTAATTAAATTAATCTGTTTGCCATTAACTACATAGTCAGGATCAATTGCAAGAGTTTTACCACCGGCTAATACGCCAGCGTTTTCCATCTTCTTCACAACTCTTTTTATATCAAAATGATCTTGTTCAGTTATCCCAGAAGACAAATCAGTAAAATAGTATTGAGCGCCAAAGATCCCCTGTCGAGCCAATGCAAGAGTGTCTTCGGTATTACCATACGTGTATGACTCTATAGTGAACGCTTGTCTTTCAATATTTGACTCATCTACAAAACTCGCGTTTTTTTGTGAATATGAGAATGGACGATCAATACTACCATTCCAAGTACCTGTCGACAATATTGTATCTAAATCAATCATCACTAAATCTTTTTCATTTAGAGCTGAATATAGAAAGTAAGGAGATCCATTAATGGTAGAAACTCGTGATCTCATCCACTCACATGACTGTAACGGAGTCATGTATGGTACAACGACCTTCATGTTAGGCTGACTAGATTCTGCAAACTTGTTATTTAATTTCAACTGTAATTGATCTAATAGAATTTTTTCAATAATTTTTTCAGGTTTACCAGTATATGCTTTACTGAATCTAATCAGATCGCTGTTATAGGCATGCTCTTCAATAATACGAATAATTAACATTTCTTTTTGGTCGTTTACTTTTTCCGACCGTTCAATTCGTTCAACAACAAACTTTTTGGTTATTGTATTTGGATTATTTGGTTGAGCAATTTTAATTTCTAAACGCTCTGTGCCTACAAAACCAACTCTGTTTAATAGGTCAAATTCATCATTTATTAGAACAATCCCAGTTAAATATGGAAGTTCTAAATTTTCAAATATGTTGAGTTCTACAATTGCAGCAGATATGTCTAATGTAAATCCTGCAGTGCGATTTGCAGTAATCAGAGCTTGTTCTATAACGTAATGCTTTGCTGATTGCATATTAACTCAATAACGCTTTCTTAAATCCAGATGCTATCTGAGGAGCAACTCTTTTGTTTAACACTTTAATAGTTTTTAATTGTTCATTACGTTCAATCATTCTGTCCAAATATGTTACAGGAATTAATCCTGATACGCTCTGAGTAAATGGATTAATATCGACCCAATTTCCATTTGTATCCTCATAGTGGTGTACACTGTTATATTGAGCAGTTTCTCTGTACACACTGACAGTTGTAATTTCATCGGTGGATGTTCTAATTAACTCATTAAGATTAAAGTTGTTAGGCGAGTTAACCACTATCTGTCCAAGATCAAGATATCTCTTTAAAATCTTACCTGTTGATGTTGAAGTAAGACCAATTATGGTTTCGTTAGGAAGGAATGTTGAGGATATATCGCCTGTGGTTGTGATTACTCTGTTTGGGTAGTCAATCAACGCCTTAGCTTGTAGGTCCGCACCAGACAATGGCCATCCACCTTCACGAATATCATCGTTCAGTAGATAAAACGTCCAATAGTAATCTGTTGTACCATACAACTTATAAGATAGAGTATCTGGTCGTTCATATTCTTCTATTTGCATTGTTTGATAATAAGATATATCATCTTTGATTTGATCGACTAAATCAATATATGTTGAAATGTTCTGAAATAGAACAGGATCTTCGTTTGTACCAAAGCGGTATTGTAATAGCGGAAAAGGCGCAAAGTATTTTGACATTAGTAGCCGCCCTGTTGAATATCTTGTTTAACAAGTGTTCGAGTTTCAGTAAATGATAGTTGAATTTGAACACTGTTCCAATTACCATCTCTATGCATTGCACCGCCTTGTTCATTATAAGTCGCAGAAAAGGCTGTTAAATAGCAAGGTAGAAAACGAATTCCAAGTTCATTATTACGATATCTAGTTTTAATCTCAAACTTGTTTGGAAACTTTAAACCTAAAACACCTTGGGTTGAAGCTGTTCCACCAATATCTTCTGGATATAACTGAGTACGAAAGAATTTAATTATGTTAGTAATTTCTTGTGCTTCTCGAACACTATTAGCAATTAACGTAAAGTCAAACATAAACGCCCGCATTGCAACCCCTCTAAACAACGTTCTCGTGTTTGGATTTGGCACAACTTGCGCAACTGATTTTGCAGCATTATTAAATTCTGGGCTAAGAGAATTAACATTATCACCAACACGAACAGCAGCCAGACGAGCAAGATCCCCACCACCATTAAGAATTCCATCAATAAATGATTGGATACTTCCAGAAATTGCAGCTTGTGATGCACTAGCAATACTTGCGCCATTAGCAACTAGACCTGCGCCGATGGCACCAATGGCACCTAAGTTAACATTGTTGTCGTAACTTACACCATCTTGAATTTGTAGAGCTCTTGGTAAAAATAGTGTGACCTTACCATCACTGGTTACACCATTTATTCCAGGACTTATCGGTGTTCTTGGTATACCAAACAGTTGTTGTTGAACATCATAGTCAAGGGCTGCGCTTCGTTCAGCAATCTGATCTGCGGTTCTAACACCACCGCCAAACAAATTTACTTCGATTGGAGGCTCAACCATCGCCTCAAACGATATTGTTCCTAAGAATTCATCTTGATGTTCTATGGGATATTGGTAATAACCGGCCATTGTTTGCCTAATAAATACAGTTGCATTTGCAGATATTTATAAGGTTTTTTGATGACATATAAAGGACGATACACAGTTATCAATCCTCACAAATATAAAGGTGATGCGTCAAACGTAATATACCGTTCAATGTGGGAGCGATATTGCTTTAAGTGGCTTGATATGAATTCTCAAATTAAAGAATGGTCATCTGAAGAAGTTGTTGTCCCTTACTTTTTTGATATTGATAAAAGCTACCATAGATACTTTGTAGATTTGAAATATATCACTACTGAGGGTGTAACTTTCTTAATAGAGATAAAGCCTGACAAACAAACAAAGGCCCCAACCAGCAAGCGTAAGACCAAGCAGTATGTCACCGAAGCTGTGACGTATGTTAAGAATCAATGTAAGTGGAAAGCTGCTACTGAATATGCTGCAGATCGTGGTTGGCGGTTTGAGATTTGGACTGAACACCATTTACAGCAGATGGGTATTATGCCAAAGCCTCTAAAGCCTCTAAAACCGTATCCAAGCAAGAAGTAATATGCCGGACTGCTAACAACCGCAGATTTATTATACACTGTTTCCCAGAAAGATCAACATAAATAAGCACATGAGTAATTTATTTCAAAAAATAGGATATGAAGCTTTTAGAGCTGGAATTACACCGCGGACTGCAGAGTCTCGCGAATGGTTCCGTGGTAAAATAAAAACAATCAAGAACATTAACCGTAACACGCTGATGAAAGAAGAACCAATTGCGTTGAAGAGCCGTCAAGTGATGGGATCAATGTATATGTTCTTCTATGATCCAAAGCATAAAGATACATTACCATACTACGACTCTTTTCCGCTTGTTATTGTGCTTAAGCCCGCCGAGGGAGGGTTCTTGGGGTTGAACCTGCACTACCTCCCGCCAGTACTAAGAGCAAAGTTTCTCGACGCTCTGCTGGACGTTACAAACAATAAGCGTTATGATGAGTCAACAAAGTTTAAATTGACGTACAACGCTTTGCAACGGGTCGCAAAGATGAAATATTTCAAACCGTGTATAAAACACTACTTGACAGATCATGTTAGAAGCCGCTTTGCAATGGTGCAGGCTCCTGAATGGGAAATTGCTGTGTTTCTTCCAACTGCCGATTTCAACTCACGGGGTAAGACATACAATATCAACAAAGTGTATGCTGATTCAAGGAACATGATCTAATGGCTAGTATTGAAGAATTTAAAGGTTTAATTTCCCAAAGTGGTGGGATGGCCGTTCCAAACCTTTACAGAGTTGAATTGCCTTCAATTAATGGTATGTCAACTCGCGACTTGAATTTGCTTTGTAAAGCTACCAATCTTCCAGGTCGTCAAGTTATGACTAACAATAGAATAATTGGGGCTATTGATCAGAAAGTTGCGTATAGTTCAGTACAAGATGATGTTAATATGTCTTTCCATGTACCCAATGATTATAAAATGAGAAAGTATTTTGAAGACTGGCAAGCGCTTGCGATTGATCCTAATACTCACGAAATTGGGTATTTAAATGAGTATGCTAAAACTGTAAAGATTCACCAATTAAAAAAAGGAATTGGTTTAGCACTATTTGACAACAATTTTATTAATATTGATTTATTAAGCGCTGATAAAATTGTATATACATGCGAGCTCTATGAAGCGTTCCCTACTAGCGTTTCTGCAATTGAACTATCTGATGCACAAGAAAATGGGACGGTTGAGCTTCTTGTTCAACTGTCGTATCGCAAATGGAAAGCTATTTGAAATTGATAAGGATAAAATGAATGGCACTACCTAAGTTAAATAATACCCCAAAATATGATTTGGTTATTCCGTCTACAAACAAAACGGTCAAGTTCCGCCCATATCTTGTCAAAGAGGAAAAGATCCTTTTGCTTGCTATGGAAACAAAGGATACTGGTCAAGCATTGAATGCTGTGTTAGACACTATTGTAGCATGTGTTGATGACATTATTGACCCAAAGAGTTTAACGACATTTGAT